GTGCAACACCTGCTTCTAGGTTTTCAGCATATCCTGTAACTGTTGAATCATCTACTGTAAGATACAGTGGTGATGCACCAACGAGAATATTTTTAGCGGAATTATATGCCATGTTTTTATTTCCACCTCCTGTGAAATTCTAAATAATACAATACAATAAATTAAGCTGGCTAGGCTTCTTTCCTCTTAGTCCAATTTTAGGGCATAAGAAGGCATAAAGCAAACTACACGAACCTGCCGTTAGAATCGGTGTGGCGAGAATATTTGACCTCAAGAATGACGTCTGCAGACAAATAGCCCTGCATCTCTTCTGAAGGTCCAGTTGGAGACATTTCGGATATATAGATGCTAAAGAATTTAAATTTGTTTGAAACTAAAGACCATCTATTTATATCTCTGGCTGACTCGTCCATACGACGGAATTCGTCAATAAAGAAGTTCCTCATCTCATTGATTTCAGAGACATCTGTTGAATAAATTGTAAAAAGTATCTGCTCATTGCATATTGCCCAAAGGTCTTCATAGGATATACCTATCTTGTCGTAGACTATGTGTTTCTTCCCGCTAAAATATTGAGCCATTTCTGGAGACTGTTGGACTGGAAATATTGGGATAAGCGTCTCTTCTATATTGTCGCTATAATAATCTGTTGATTCAAAGATTCCTGCCGCCTGTAATTTAGTCCATATGAATTTACGCAATTCATACATTGCATCTAATTTATAGTTTACTGTCATACTGCACCTCCAAATGCCATAGTTAGTCCAGCCTCAGCCTGATTTCTTACAGTGTTGGGACTAAATTTATAACTTACTTTTTTAATATTTGCTGGCAAACTTAGGGCCTTTGCAATTGATCTATTAAATAAATTTTGAAAACCAGATTTTTTAATTGCTTGATTAACTAATTGTCCTCTAAAAAATATACTATGATGAAGCATAAATTGATTTTTTACTCCTGGTCCTCCAGGTCGCTTAACGGTCACTGAAGCCCCTTTAGGCATAAAGACTGTATAACCATTAGATTCAAATACTAGGCGCTCTGCGTGGCGTGGAGCAATTTTAAGAGGCATTCCAGCTTCCATCACAGCCGCTTTATTTTTAAATACATGTTTTCTATTACCACTACTTGTTGCAAATGATTTTGAAGGCAATAAATCATAACTAATTTTAAAAGATAAATCATTAGATCTAATCATTTTAAGTTTAAATAATCTTGCTTGCGAATCTCCTGCACGATCCCATTCATAAATATGATGTAATGCTCTTGGCTTTATTCTGGCTTGAGCATCCATATAATTTCCAAAATCTTTATTTATTTGATCAAATACCATATCTTGAAATTGTTTAATAAAACCTTTATGTTTTGTTAAATTAGCCAATACATGAGATTGATAATATACGAATGCAGAAATTTGAGCTACTGTGCTATCTTGGAGAACACCAGGTTTTGATCCTGCCAAATGTTTCTCTAAGCCACTAGCAGCTTGGACAAGCAGTGTGCTAGAGTCCAATTGTCTGATTCTCCGATCTCTTTAAATTTGTGCTATATCCAATAATTCTGCCAAGGGCATCCATCATTGGAGTAGATCCTACAATTTCAAAAACGGTTGGTGTTTCAGTTGGGTAATTAATTTCTTTCCAAATTACTTCGCCATTAGAATCTTTAATATTAGTAACCTTATAATTAGGCATTAGTCGCTCTACAGTTCTTACTTGAACCATTTGTTCTACTACATATTTATTATTAAAAGTTTGTCTATCGCTAGATCTTGTTGTTGCCGAATTACTAATAATACCTTTTGCATGACATGCAAGTGTATTTACATAGTTCCATTCTTTTACCATAGCACCAGTATCAGCATTTTGAGCATCAGATTGTTTATATATATCCATGCTCATTGGCATTACTGACTCTATTAGGCCTAACATTAGACCACCAGCATATTTGTGATTACATATGGCTGTAGCAACTGATCAACATATAGATTTCCAGTTCCACGGAATGCATCACCAAAGTATTCGAACTGCCAGTCAAATGACTGAACATTTTGAACATATTTATTACGCCATGTTGAATCTTTGGAGAAATATTCTCCCATTAAAATTACACATGCTTCTTCAACATTTCCAGGAATATCTTCCCATCCAAACATTCCTCTAATTCTATATCTAGAATTTCTCTTAAATGCTCCGCCGCTTCCAATATCATTAATTGTTGGCGGAACAAGTCCGTTTGCTGTATAAACTGTATTATCTAAATAACTTGATTTATCTACTCTTAATCCGAATCCAGTCTCAGATATAAGAGGAATATAGTTCCAATTATTAACTACTGGACTTACTTCATTATTAATAAGAATTATATCATCTTCATATAACTCATAAAGTTCATTTAATTTAAATGGCATAGGCATTATATCTGTGCCTGCGCCATATCCAACATATACATCTTCGTATAAATAAAATTGCTGTCCAGTATAGTTTTCAATTATTTTTCTAGCATACTTTTCAGCCATTCTAAGTTGATGATATGTTTTATAATTTGGATCAGAAGCATCAGAGCCAAGTCCCAGGTCTTCCATTGCCTCTGCTAAACTGCAATAAGGAGTAACTATATTACAGTAAGAATCATGAGCAGTAGATGTTCCATTAATAGAATACTTCCAGTGCAATCTTAAATCTCTTGTTGATGTTGTGATAGATCTTGGAAGTTCTACCAAATAAGTTCCAGCATCTACTTCTGATGGACTAGCAGATCTATTCGCAAGAAGTAATGTCTCTACATATGATGGATCGGTAGAGCTATAGACGTCTAAATTTTTTTGAACATCATAAATATCAACTAGAACTGCTGCGTCTGCAGTAACAATATCATTTTGCCAGAATATCTTAGTTGATACTAAGTCATTACTGTATGTGTATACTTCTGCCATTTAATAGGCTTAGTTGTAAAACTCCTGCACTTCTTTTGGAGTTGCCAATCTGAAGCCTTCCTCCTTGTCAAAAATCCATTGAGCCTTGTCTTTATCCATAGCTACAAATGGGTGTTCTCTTGTAAATGTGTGTCCAGCAATATCATACCTGAAGTTTGCTCTTGTCATACGGACAAGGACTGTGTCTTCTGGCTGATCCGCCTTTGGATCAAACTTAGGCAAGACTTCTGGACTTTCTTCAGCATCTTCGTCAATCTTTTTTAAAGTCTGTTGATATACAGACCAGGTTACGCCTTCTTCTGCGAGGGCGGCAATTACATCAGCTTTATTCTTTAAACCGTTTGTATCAACGGCAAAATCTTCTGCGATTTGTTTTAGTTCTGAAACCTTAAGTGTTTCAAATGACATGTAAAACTCCTTCTTCTAGGTCATTTAATTATAGCATTGTTGAATTTAAATGAAAAGCCCCCCGAAATAAATTCGGGGGGACTTTAATTGCAGGTTAATCCTTAATTAAATTAAGAAGCTACCTTAACGTTCTTAACAACTACCCAAGCATCTGCTTGTTCGATTTGGACGCCAACACGAGTATACATTGTATATTCGATAGAGTCCTTACGTGGCCAGAAGAAGCGGTATACGGTTACATCACGCTTAACACCAATAACTACGTTATTTGGGAATGTCAAGTGGATATCTCCGTGATTGCCTGTTTCTCCTGAGTAATCGCCATCTTGTGCTTCTGGAAGAAGTGGAACTTCTACGATTGGAATACCAAATGCGTATGGAGCTACGTAACCAGCTGGGCCTCCGAGAGGAGCAACCTCACCACGGATGATACTTGAAGTAACATCTGCAGGGATTGTCTGATTAGTTCCAATGCTATTTGCATACAGGAAGTCCTGGATCAAATTGGAACCAACTAGGAAGCGTAGGTCTGTGCGACGCTGCTTATACTTACGTGGAAGTGCCTTGAGTGCGCTGTTGAAGAGTGCACGGCTTACGCCTGCGCCTGCTGCATCAACTACGTGACCATAAGCCTTTGCCTTCTTGACTACACCATCAAATGCCTTATATAGGTTATCTGATGTAAGTGTGGTATCGCCATTTAGGAGAACATCCTCAATGTCGTTACCTGCCTGTGTTGCCATCATGCGGGCAATATGATCTTCTAGATCTGGACCCTCAATATTGTCTTCAAGAGACTCTGTTGAAAGTTCCCAATCTAGGCGAAGCTTCTTTGTTGAAAGAGAAATCTTTGAGAAAGTAACTGCAGAGTTTGAACCTGTGTTGTCACCTTCAGTTGCGAGAATCATAAGCTTCTCACCAACACCGATACGATCAATTTCTGTCGTATCAGCCTTCATACGAACGGTGCGGGCTACCTTACCGATAACCGTTGCATCGAACATGTAATCTAGGAATCGTGCTGATTGCTCTGGATTTAGGAGACCACCCTTTGAGGTAGCGCCAACGTGAATCCCAGTTCCCGAAAGGGAGCCTGCGAAGTCACCAGTATCTACTGTTCCAGCAGCAATTGCTTTTTCTAATGTTTCATTGCTCATTATATTTTTTCACCTACCTTTTTAGTTAAAAATTTCGTTTACGGAACCGAGGAAAGAACCGTTCCATTTTGATTTTTTTATTGTAACTTCCTGAGACCCGCCAAGGTCTGAGGACTTCTTAATTGCAGTAT